TCAATTTTAGTACCTAAATCCTCGCATTTTTGGATATGAGATTCAATAGTTGATATAGATGCTTTATTAGGTGGAAATTCTTTAATAATCAAATTTCCAGGTAACTTAGTCATAACTGCTTCAACTTTATCTTTATGAAGTGTAATTTCGTTAGCTGGGATGCCTGTAAAATGAGCATCAAATCTTCTACCTACATAATCTTCACCTAACTCTAATGTATAATAAACAACATTAAATCCCATTTTGACAGCATTACCAGCTAATGCTACTAATGACCAAGATTTACCAGCACCTGGACCACCAAAAATCAAACCAAAATCACCATTACCTAAACCCCCTTGTAAAATATCATTAAATTGAGGCCAAGGTGTTGGGATTGTAATACGTTGTTCTTCTCTATAACGTGTTTCAATATCTTTCATGTATTCATGTCCAATATTTTTATCCATCCCAGCTTTAAGAGCATTATCGATTAATCCTCGAATTGAATCATAATCTTCAGCCTGAAGTAAATCAACACTGCCTAATAATGCTTTTTTTAATTGTTGATTCTTACAAAATGCTGAGAATTCGGTTTGAATATACTCAGCATCTGAAGCTACTATTTTATAAGCATCTCTAAGTTGTTCTCTAATGGATACCTTTAAAACATCATTTGTAACTTTTTCATATTCTGCCTTTAATACCTCAGGAGTAGGGGTTGTATGATAATCGTTGTAATACTTAAGAATATTATCAATAATCCATTTATGTGCTTGATTATCAAAATATGATGAATCTAAAATATCATGGATATTAATTAAAAATTCTTTACGTTCAAGTAAGGAATGAATAACCTTAATTTGAAATGCTGGTCCGTATTTATTTAAATCACTCAGGGTCATTTACAAAACTATTTAATGTTCGAAACTGATTGTTTAGCCAGAATTCAGGGTTTTTAATTAAGTGACGTAACCCATCTTCTTGGTAGAATCTAAGAAAAGGTTTTGGATTAAGCACGGGTGGTTCTTCGTCTATTAAAGAGTTTAAGTATTCTTTTTCAATTTCATTAATCATAGGATCATGTAAATTCATAATCTTGTAATTATTCCTAAGATCATTTTCTTGAAGAACTACACGAGAATAAATTAAATGTTCCTTATGTTTTTCAGCACTAATTTCTATAATATCATCTAAAGTAAGACTACGTTCTCCTAATTCTGGGAATAATTTGGCTAATTTTTTAGCCCCTAATCCTTTAATTCCAGGTACTTTATCAGAAGCATCTCCCATTAGTACTTTATATAAAATAAAGTTTTCAGGTAATACTCCAAATTTTTTCTGTACTGTATCTGCTGTATAGTAATCTTTTTCTATAGGACGATATACACAGATTTTATCACTGGCTAATTGAATAAAATCCTTATCACTTGATACAATAAATGCACGGGAGTTATCATTAGTTGATGTGATTTCACTTGCTAAATGCGCGATTATATCGTCGGCCTCTACCTTATCGAGCGCTACGGTTTTAACAGGAAGACACTTTAAATAATCAATTAATCTTACAATTTGATCTACTTTAGCATCGTGTTCATCTCCTACGTCTTCAAAAATATCCCAGTTAGTAATACGAGACTGATGGCGACCTGCCTTGTATTCTGAAAGGATATTTTTTCGGTTCATAGAGGAATTTTCCCCATCAAAAATTATATACATTGAAGTTGGCTCAATAGTATTTATTAGAGTCCCCAATGAACGAAGAAAACCGCCTAGTCCACCTACGTGAACACCATGTTCATTAACAATGTTAAGCATGGCAAAGTTTCTAAAAAATAGATTTAGACCGTCAATAAATAAAACTCTTTCATGTGGTGAGGAGGGTGTCTCCGGCTCCTTATCCATGTTATTGAGGAGCTCTAATAAATCTCTATTTGCCATAATTTATTCTGGTTCTTGGTCGTAAGTAGTAGTTGGGTCTACTGTGTCAACCTCTTCAACAATATCAAATTGGCCACCACCTAAAATAGCAGCCCATTCTTGTGAATGTGCGTCTTTATAAGCTTTAAGTGATTTATCTTCATCAGTAATAAAACCGTGAGGAGTCATAATAATTTTACCTCGGGTTGTAATACCATTGATGTGATTTTTATCAATTTGGAGGTTAGTGCGCTTAGCGAATTCAACCTGTTTTTTATCCTTAATTGCTTTAATCTTTGAAGTACCAGCGTTAGCAATATTACCAAATGTTACTACAAACGTAGCATCAAACCACATTGCGAAACCACCTTTATTCATCAATTTAGGCATTGACATAGGTGTTTCAGGTTTAGCTGTCCAAACTTTATTGATAGCAACTAATGTATTAGTATACTGAGAAGATTCTTTACGAGACAATGTAATTTTTTGGTTTACGTTATTACCAAATTGAGTTGACATTGCACCAGCATTCCACTCGTTATTATTCTTGTTAGATTTAACTGACATTTCACAAGGAATAGATCCGATTGAGTCCCAAAGGAATAACAAATCATAAGGTAAATTACCTTTTTTCTGTTCGTCCATTAAATCAAGAATAAATGCTGCTACATCTTCAATAGTGTGAAGATTTTCTCTATCAGCATAAATAAAATTACCTTGGTAATCTAATAATTCACCAGTTGATTCATCCCATATTTCTTCCATTTCAAGACCCATTTGTTGACAGTGTTCCCAATTCCATTTCATCTCAGTAATAATGAATACGGGTAGGATACCTGATTTTTGGGCTGAAACTGCGGCTTCAATAAGTGCTGTAGTTTTACCTGTATCTGAATGTCCTCTAAGTAGACAAATATGACCTAAAGGAATACCAGGTACTGAAGTAACTTCTTGGAATGCTTCTGATAGTGGAATCCATTGTTGTGGTTTAAATTTTACACTACCACTAAGACCTTTTTTATTCTTAAAGCTACTTAGATCAAAGTTGTTTTTGATCTCGGCGGACACAGCCGCCGAGAGTGATTTACTTGCTTTTCTTGCCATAATTAAAATGGTAGATCATCACCTTCTTCTTCATCAAACAAACTATCGAATTTATCTAGTTTAGTTTGTTTAACATTTTCAGTTGATGTATTAAGTGAATAATTTGTTTCTTCTACTGGTTTTTCATCGTCAATGATGTCACCTTCTTGGTAATCATCTTCAGGTGTTAACCAAGACTCAAGTGCAGCTTTCATTTCATCGTAAGGAACTTGCTTAAATACACTTTGAGGATCTACTTGATTATCTAACCAAGATTCTACTTGAGAAGCATCATCTGAAAGTGCTGTTACTTTCATTGATGGAGAAGCTGTAGTACGATTGTACTTAGTACCTGTCATTTCAGGTCCTTCTGTATTCAACTTAATATCACGTCCTGAAGCTACATCAGTGAAATCACCTACTTCCTCATCCATAGCCATTTGCAAGAATGAAGAATACAATTCTTTACCGAACTGCCAAATTTTAACACCTTCATCTTCCATACCACGAACGATAACAGGAGCGAAGTAACGAACTTTTGGTTCGAGTTTTTTAGCCAATTTCCAGTTCTCTGGTTGGTCGGTTTGACGAAGTTTTTTAGCAAACTCTACTAATGGGTCTTTCTCATCAAAGTTAATTGGAGAAATCATAACTGGTTTCCCAATACCATAATGGAAATACAATTCACTAAAAGGAGTTGCTTTGTTAAACTTAGAAGGAACAATACGAACTGTTTGTTTCCCTACTGATGGTTTCCAGAACAATGATTTACCATTGTTTGTGTTGTTGGAGGTAGGTTTTTGCAGAGCCTCCAAACGCTGCTTGATTACGTCTAAATCCATGTTTATAACTTATTTATTGTTTGTAACTAAATGTAATAACCTTTTTAATATAAATCAAGTTAAAGTTCAATAATTGTGTGAATTTTTGTCTTTAACTCTTTTAATTCATTTTGTTGTGTTAAAAGGATAGTATTTCTGTAATGCTGCCAATTTACTCTAAAACGTGGGTCAACTACACCCCCATTAAGGCGCTTGATTAACTCGTTTAAAGCATTAATAGTATATAAAGTATTACTATCTTTTTTTCTATGTACTAGGATTGTATTGTCTGGGATTGAAGAAACATTCCCTTGGTCAACGTTATAAGTAACAACGT